GTTGAATCTGCGGATCTCGTGCAGCCACGTCTATTTCCAAAGCATCTAGCGTTGTAAGGTCTGGTGCAGTTTGGATTTGAACCATTAAAGAGGGTGGCTCATTCGCAGATGCCTTTTCTTTTTCTAGCTCTTCAAGACGTTTGTGAGTGGCGAGAAGGATAGGCTTCATTTGTTCGTCATCCCATGTGCGGGTATAACGATAAACCGCATTTACTTCTGCAGGTGTTTTTGACTCTTTTACACGCTGTAGAAGAGTATCTAGGGTTTGCTGATATTCTGGATCTACTTTAGGCTCGTTAGTTTCTGGAACTAATAGATCCTCGGATGATGAAACATAAGACCCCTCAGTAACAACAATTGCACTATCGAGATCCTCTTTTAAATCTTTAGTAGGCTCTTCAATTACTGTTTTTTCAGTATTAACCTGAGGTGATTTCTCAACTTCATTTTCTAAAGGCTTTTCTTCTTCAACTTCATCAGTTGGCTTGTTCAGAAGTTTGAGCATATCTTCAGCAAACTCACCTCCACTTACTTTGATAATGGCGCAGCAATGAGCAAAAGCATTATCAAAACTTGAGTGGACTTGGCCATGCTGAAGCATGCGTAATTGTCCTTTTGAACCATTCCACTTAAACTGCTGCACACCTAATTCAACAGTTGGACTTGGGTAAGAGCAAGTAGAACCTTTAGCTGGCGCTTCTTTTAATGGTTCAGGTACCTCAAATTCGCCAATAAAAATAGTTCTAGGCTTTAATTGAAATTCGAATTTATCAAAAACATCAAAGCCAAAGTCATAAGGGTTAAATGGTTCCCAGCCATTACGCTCAGTATTATTTACTAAAAGTAATTCACCGTTGGCCCAAGCAAGTTTGGCTTCAGCTTTATTTAGAATTTTCATGCTGTCATCCCCGTTTTAGCTAATGTTTCAATGTCTTGTTTAACTGCTGGTAGTTTTGCTGCTTCAATTTGGATAAGGGTATCTATGCCGAAGTGTTCACAAACTGTTTTCACATCGAGGCCACGTTCAGCAATAAAGTTTTGAAGTTCATCTCTTTGTTGATCTGAGATACCGTTAAATTCTGGTGGACTAATCCAAGTGCCACGTTGCTTATCAAACGTGCAATTCAATGCTTTAGCTCTCATTAACATTGCTTGTCGCATGTTCTGGTAATACATGTGTTCTTTATCAAGCGACTCAGTTAATTGATTAAGGTCACCTGCATGCTCAGCTTCTTCACAGCTTTGTTTCCAGTTTTCTAGCTCTTCTTGGGCTTTAGCTGCTGCAAGTTGTGCAGGCGTTAAGGTGTTAATGTGATCTTTAGCTTGAGTAATCAGGTCAGCCAAGAAAGTAGGATGTGCTTTAAGATCTGGTACCCATACTTCACCAGTTTCACCGCCTAAAGCACCTGAGTTTTTCGCATGATGTGTAGGCGAAGGTTTGAAATTAATAACGCGGGCATTTTTACCTTCACCAGTAGTAACAGTTGTTAGATAACCCATGACATCTGCGATACGGTAAAGCTCGTTACGGTTTTTACCACCTAGATCTGGGCGGTAAATAATTTGATCACCGTTTTGATCTTCTGATGCGTGTGCAATGAAAACAACATCTTTACCTAAACTGATCAAAGTATTGATGTATTGCTTGAACGTTTGGTTCGCTAAACCTTGAGCCTTTAACTTTAAAGAACCATCTTTTTGACGGTTATTTGCCGTAAGTAACAGGTGGGTTTTAATGCATTCAAGCATTGCACCCACGGTATCAATGACAACGGTTTTATATGGTGCTAAGTCCTGCGGAGTAAGGTTTGCAACATCACTCCATTGTTGAACCTGTACAACCGCACCGCGACGTAGTTCACCAGTACGGTGAGCACCACGGTCAAAGTCAAAAGATATAGCTTTTTCCGCAGTAAAGCCCATTGATGATTTACCCAAGCCCGGATCAGCATAGAGATACACAATAATTGCTTGAACTAATAAAGTTTGGTCAGCAGTAATAATAGGTATAGCCATTTTTCTTATCCTTATTTTAAACCCGTAAAGCCGCGCTTTTTCTTATAAGCTTTGCGGTCATATGAAGGGATGTGTGAGCCAGCTAAATCCTTAGCAAGTTGCTTTGAGCGCTGAAATTTAATCTCATTCATTAAGGATGCGTAAACCTTAGGGCGCTTTGCCTTAAATTCTTCGACATTTAAAGGAGTCTTCACTTCACCTTTTACGGTGTACAGCACACTGCCATTTGCATTAGCTGCATAAATAGTCCAGCCAATACGTACTGAGTAGAGACCCGTTAAGCGGTCATGGCCGATATAGCTTTTAATACCGTCTGGATGTGGCTTGAAATTGGGATTCATGATTAGCCTCCAAACATCCAAGTGATAGCAGATGAGATGACTACCCACAGGAAAATAGAAAGGGCAATAAACTTAAGAAAGTCGATTACATTAGCCTTAAAAGCTGCTAGACGAGAAGGGCGCTGCTCCTCAACAGTTGGGTGTTGATATAAGCGTGCAGTCGTTTGACTAGGGGCAGTGTTTTGTTTCATACTTATCTCGCAAATTTTGCAAAAGCACATCGGAAGGTAAGAGAATCGGTGTGCTTTTTTTGTTGTTTACGAGACAAATATTAGGCATGCCTAATTAATATGTCAATAGGTATGCCTAATAAATATGTAGGTATACCTATTTTTTTTGTTTTATTAAATTTGGATTTCTATACCACTATTTTGAATAGTGTTAAGCGATTCAATTCTTTGCATAATTTCATTGTAAATTGAAATATTTTCTTTTGCTTGAATACTAATAATTAAGGAATAACGAATTTTTTGAGTCCATCGTTTCTGCGCTTTAGAACTTTTCCACCATCCAGTGACAGGATAAATGGCAATATGATCCATACTCATTAACTCTGCTGCAGTTCCTTTCCATGTGTCGGAATGAACACTACCTTTAGTTCTTAAATTAGTTCCTAAAAACCAGTTATTGCTATCATTTCCTGTAGTAGCTTCATATTCATCATACATTGCTTGCCTATTAATACTTGCTTTCAGCTCTTTAACAGTTTGTGTGGGAGCAATCATTTTAAAGCGAAGTCCACATGATTGATAAGAAAATCTACTACGAAAGCCTTTGTTCTGAGGGTTTGGTTCAATAAAATAAGAAAGAGTTACTTTTAATTCAACATCCTTATCCCCAATTTTGGAAAGGAGATATTGAGGCCAAGGTAATTGTATGACTTGCATTTCATTAAATTGCACATCAGATTTATGTTTTTTAAATGGCTTTAATTGATCCTGTATTACAATGATGGCATGGTTATTAGAACTATTAAGAGCAACTTCAAGATTTGGCACTCCATATCCGACTGTACGAAGTAAGACTTCAGCCGCTTTTTTAGGACTAAGGCGATCATTAATTATTAAATTATTATATTGCGATACCATTGCTTTAGTATATTGGCATGAATGTATTAATAACCCCCTTATAGTTTCAGGCCAATAGTTCGGATACTTATCTGCAATTTGAGCCGCATAATTTGATGCTAAAGCACATGCAGCGCTACTATCCCGATGACATTCAAAAGGTAAATTGACATCACCAGAAGTAGTCAAAATTGATAAGTCCTCATGGGCATCTGCATAAGTTGGGGGAGGGGATAATAAATAATTGCCTCCTTCTAATACAAAGTCGGGTTTTAATGGAGCATTTTTAACCCATTCCCAATTTACTGAAGTTCTAGTAGTTGGACAAAGATCGCCATGTTTACTCCAGAGACTCCAGCCTCTCATCGATGGATCCGTTACAGTTGTTAAATTCGTATAAGTACCAACGGTGATTGAGTTCCAGCTATGAGCTGGATCTTCAATTTTTGCTAGATGAGCTTGATCCCAAATATTAAGATCGACGTTTAAACTCCTATTATTACCAGCAGAAATTATAAATAAACACTTATTATTCTCAGGTAACTCACCAAAGGTAAATTTGTCGATAGCTCCCGACCAAGATGAAGGCCTTCCAGTATTATTATTTTCAGATGTAACTGCTAATGAAAAAATTCTATATTTAATCTGATTGTTAGCAATCGCAACCTTATTTGCAGTTTGAATAGTTAAGGAACCATATAGATTGGGTTTGTTACTGCCCCTCGGAGGCAAAATACGTCCTGATTCTACAATATGGTTGATATAACTACTGTTACTGCTTAAAAGACATTTTTTTAAGTCACCGTAAATAACTATACCGGCTTGCATTGAACCATGAGGATTGTAAGCCCCTAGACCATATGCGGGTTTAATATCATATTGAGGCCAAGAAGGATCATAAGTTCTTGAGTTAGCAGAGAAGATAAAACTACTAATTAAAGGATGATCATGGTTAATACCACTGTCTAGGATACATACCGAAGTTTTTGGAATAGGGTTTGGTAAAAAACGTGTTTTTAAATCACCTACCCATTCATATTGTTCTTTTTCATTTAAATTCACAAAAAAAGTTGCTGGTTCATTAACTTGACGAACTTCTAATAAATTATTCATCAAATATACTGACTTTTCTAATTCTGCTGCAGATGTTTTGATTAATACAACAATATTATTTACGAAATCTAAATAATCATTACCAATTTCTGCCTGGATTGACTCAGAAAATTCAATAACCTCACGGTACGTTATGCTTGGATCGTTATTTGTCTTTTTTATCCATAATTCCCACCATATACTTTTATATTTATCAGTAGGAAAAAAATCTAAATCATCTGTCCAAAAATTTTTTAATTCTGCTAATTTAATACTTGCAATACTATTTATTAGTTTTTTGTTTTTAGGATTTTTTTGCTTATGGATAGTATCTATATAATCCGTAATTTTTTTAATAAAAATCCGTCTTTTATCCTCAGGAATGAATATTGTTGCTTCTTCTCTTTTATCTTTTGTTATTCTTACATTTGAAAGTATAAAATCTGTATTATCAATTGATTCTAGTGGAAGAGATGATTCAGGATCACTTTCTAAAGTAATATAAATTCCTTCCGAAGTTTGACTATATGGTAAAATCTTTGTTTTGGTTTCATTAAAAACTTGTTGAGTAAGTTGAAATTCACTTAATAATTTTCTTCCATGAACTTCGGGGTTTCGTGCAGGTATTGTTGGAATATATGAGTTTTTAGATGTATAGCTATCTTTTGGTTGCAAGTTTTCAAAATTTATATGCTTCTTTTCGTACATGTTTATGCCTAATGAAATTTAATAAAACTATTTAATACGACGATTTAAAGAGTTTAATAAAATTTCATTAGTAAAAAAACCTTTATTATAAAGAACTACTTCTTTTGCAGCATCATCAAAAGCTTTTGAAATATCACCCAAACTAAGATTTTTACAACTATTAAAAATAGTTTCCCAATTAAACTTTTCTGCTTTAAATGGACTAATACGTGATTCAAGGAAATGCTGAATTTCCTTTTTAGTAGGCTTGTCAAATTTAATTATATCGTCAAACCGGCGATTTAAAGCTGCATCTAATAATTCAGGATGATTAGTTGCAGCAATAATAATACTATCTGTGGATGATTGCTCCAGAAGTATTAAAAAAGAATTGAGGATCCGACGAACTTCACCAACATCGTTGGTAAGATTTCTTTGGGAGCCAATAGCATCAAATTCATCGAATAAATAAATTCCAATGTTATCCTTCATAAAATCAAAAATATTTCTTAATTTATTGGCTGTATCACCCATAAATTTTGAAATTAATGATTCTAAGACTACTTTATACAATGGTAATTTTAATTCAGATGCAAGTATATTAGCTGTTAATGTTTTTCCAGTGCCAGGAGCACCAACAAATAAAATCTTATTTCTTGGATGTAAACCATATTTTCCCAATTCATTTCTTTGTCTTTGTTCGTGAATGATTAGCTCTATTCTACTGAAAGTATTTTCATCAAGAACTAAAGATGCCCTATGTATATGAGGCATTGAAAACTCTATAAGACCATCTAAATCATGTTGATGAGACTTTAAACCTAATAAATCAGAATTGGATTGCTTAACATTCTTAAACTGATATTTCTCAATTAGATTTTTTAAATCATTTGCTAGCTTAGTATGACCTAAACGTGCTTCTCTTGCTGCAATTTGTAGAGCAGCTGCATAAAAACGCTGATTGTCATTTTCTCCATGACTTTTTATTAGCATTTTAATCTGTTCTGCTGTTGCCACTAAAGAGTGCTCCGAAATTGTTAGCTAGATTTTTATAAATTTTATCATTAATCTTATAATTAATACTTAAAATCTCTCATATGTCTAACTACTACACCAATTATTCTGATGTCATGTGTAACAGAAGATAAAGTTGGAAAGTCGGAATTTATAGGAATCAATTCAAAAACATCTCTCCCGTATTCATCATGAGCAAGAACCCGATATTTTTTAAAAGTAGCTTCATGAGAGCCATTTTGAGCTATTACATAAGAGCCTGGCTTGGGATTAATTGATGCATCAACAATTAGCATGTCACCTTCTTTAAAATCTGGCTCCATACTTTTGCCTTGAACAATTACACTAAAAATAGATTCAGGACTACAGCTTACATAATCTGTATAAGTATAGCTATGGGGTGAACTACCGTCGTAGGCAACTTCATGCCAAAAACCAGCTTGAACATAATCTAAAACTGGAATTTTA